GGTTATCGATTACGGTAGCCCCTTTTTTGTGCAATAAAATGGTATAATCATCCTATCAGACATAATGTCTGCAAGGGGGAAGGCAAATAAAAAGATTACTACGCATAGCAACAGCCACTATATTAGCCTTTGGGTGGCTTCTAATAGCCCCTACAGACGCACATTCTGATGATCCACTAGCAGTTGCTGCCAAAGAAATACAAGACCTTAGAGATAGTGTTGATGACCTTAACTATAAGGATGAATTTAATAGGCTAATTGAGGTAGCAGAGGATAAATATGATATTGCTTACTCAGCAAAAATAGCACAAGATAGTGCTACGGCATCCTATAATAATGCAGTTGAGGCAAAAGCCACGGCACTTCAAGAAAAAACCTTAGCACAATCAGCAGTAGATGGACAAACTGTTACAGTAGCCACAGCACTAACTAATAAAAATAATGCTCAAGATGAATTGGCTATAGCAAACATAAACCTTCAAACAGCACAATCAAATATGCAGTCTACAGGAGGTTCTGGACTTCAGTATACTGTATATAACTTAGTCAGAACATGGCCAAGCATAGCAACGCCAGACTCTGTTATTTGTTCTGGCACCTGGAACTCAAACTCTATGCAGTTACCAGTTTGTGGAAATAGATATGAAAATATTGTGGTTAGATTTACTGGACAAATCACAGTTCCATCATGGTTTGAGACAGTAGCCTTTGCGGGATATACAGATGATGGTTTTAGAATGTATATTGATGGACAACTTGCTGTCAATAACTGGGTTGAGCAAGGTGCAAGATGGAGTTCTTGGTCTCCAACCTATGATGTTACTCAAGATAAAACTTTTGATGTTGAGATTTGGTGGTATAACGGCGGTGGTCCAGGATCCTATCACCTTGGGTGGACAATTCCTGGTGGAATGACTGGCGCAGGTTGTGACTATTCTGGAAGTCCAAGAGTTTGGGGACAAAACTTTAGTTGTAATTTAAATACATTTTCTTCTGGATCTGGACCAACACAAGCACAATTAGATGCTTATAGTCAAGCACTTGCAATAAAAAATACAAAGCAAGAAGTATATAACGATAAATTGTCTGTATATAATCAAGAGGTTCAAACCCTACAAACCTTACAATCAAACCTAACAAATGCTAAAGCAAACCTAACAACTGCTGAAACAAATTTAACAAATACAGCAACTGCTAAAGATAATGCAATAATTTTATATAATCAAGCAGTTATAGATATGAACAATGCAATTGATGCTGCATGGTACTACTATAAGGAACAAGGACAAAGAGAACTTAATGCTGCTATTGCACAGGCTGCAGCCAACGCAGCAGCAAATCAGCCTACTCCAGAACCTTCTCCTGAGCCATCGCCTGAGCAAACAAAACCAGTCGATCCCACTCCAACTCCAGAGCCTGAAACCACAAATGAACCGACTCCAAAACCAACTGTTGATCCAGAGCCCACTCCTGAGCCTTCACCAGAGCCTTCACCTCTGCCATCGGATATAGATCCAGAGCCAACTCCTGAACCAAAGCCAACTCCTGCTGAACCTTCTGAAGAATCACAAAACAATCCTATCATACAAGATAAAGAGTTGGCAGCACTAATACCTGAAAAAGGTACAGGAACTACAGAAGACCTATCTGGAGTTATTGCTAATCTTACAAGCAAGGATAATAAATTAGTTAAACTTTCAGCAGAACAAGTTGCTGCAGTTAGCCAAACACTCAAGGCTTTGACACAAGAAGCAAAAATAGAAATTGCTGGATCACTTGGTATTTCTGCAAGTGAAGTTGCAAAGATTGCAGATCAAATGAAGTCTAATCCAGCACTTGCATCAGCATTTGTTGAGTTCTCAGAAAGAGCAGGGGATGCAGGAGACACCCCAATGCCATTTACATTAGCAGATGCAGTAACAGAAGTACAAGCAGAAGCATTCTTAGCAGATCCACTTGGAGCATTATTTAATGTGGACCCACTAGAATTACTATCTAATTTCTCTGAGTTGGGTAGCGATATGACAGACGATCAGAGAGAAAAGGCCCAAGAGGTAGTTATACCAGTTGTAATTGTTTCACAAATAGCAAGCACAATAATTGGGATGAGGAGGTAATATGAAAATAATCAAAAAGGTTGTGAAGGGATTCTTCACATGGCTTAAAGATGCAGGGGTGGAAGTAATTGCACAGGCCTTTACTCTCCTTGGCTTCTTCATCGCATGGCTAACTTTGACGGGATCAGCAAGAGACATTGTTGGAATTGCAGTACTTGCAACCACAGTAATTTGGCTAATAACAATCCCACTAAGAAAGGAGGACTAAAATGGCAACTAAAAAAATAGTAGAGGCTCCAAAGAAAGAGCACCCACAAAAGGCTTTGACAAATATATTAATGCGTATCGTAGCAGTATTTGCTGCTTCTGGTCTATCAGTACTTGGTGCTGGAGCAGTAGTAGGAATTGACACAGTGCAGGCAGTAATGCTTGCAGGTCTATTAGGCGTAGCAACAGTCATTGAGAGACTGGCAAGGGCTTTTTTGGACGATGGAAAACTCACATTGGCAGAGATCAATGATGCGTTTAAAACGGTAGATAAAAAGGCTAATTAATCATTATTAGGCTTGCTTGACAGCCCTTTCAGGTAGATGGTATACTTAATCATACCTATCTGGAGGGGCTTTGCCATGACTTGTATTGTTACATTAAAACACGAAGATAAAATTTATATGGCTGGAGATCGTGGTGCATCTGATGATGGAACCATTCTATCTCTTGATGCTCCAAAAGTTTGGAAAATAGGCCCATACCTTATTGGTTATGCTGGTGCATTAGATGGAGAAAGAATTAGGTATAACTTTAAGCCAACTGCACCTAATATAAAAGATACAGACAAATTTATGCAGACAAAATTTATCAAAGAGTTGAGAGAATTTTATAACGAATTTTGGGTAGATACTACAAAAGATGGTGATCTTGGTTTGATTATTGCTGTTCGTGGAGAAATATATGAGCATAGTGCAGTAGATATGTCATTATCTAAATATACACTTCCATATCTTGCAATGGGATCTGGAGCAGAATATGCTTACGGAGTTTTATATGCAACAGATAAACAAAAAAATGCTAGAAATAGGGTTATTCAGGCAGTCAATGCTGCAATTAAATTTAGCCCATCTTGCATGGGCCCAGTTGACATAGTTAGCGCTTAAAGGTATACTTAATATATGAATCATTCACATGAAGACTTGTCTCCAGAAGAGCAAGAGTTTGGTATCTGGCTTGAAAACGGTATTGAAAGAGGTTGGGTAACACCACCATACTGCAATACACACGATGGCGGATATGAGTATATGGGTGAAGAAGAATTAGAAGAATGGGAAGCAGGAGGCGACCCATGCTGTCATGTCATCAGATTGATGATATCGTAAAATGAAAAGGAATAATATGAAGAAGGCATTACTAGCACTACTATCAATTGGAATTGCATTTACAGCAATTCAACCAGCACAAGCAGAAGATCAAAAGGTTTTGGCAATCATTGATTCTGCTATTAATTCAAATAACTTTCCATCAATTATTCATGAGGTATGCTTTACAACAGTAAAATCTGTAGATCCTAAGCAAAATATGTCTTGCCCTAATGGAGAATTGTTTATGGAAGGCAAGGGTGCAGCATCTGCTCCATGGCCAACATTAATTAACAATGCCACATATCATGGCGATTCAATGGTAAAGTCTGCTCTTACTGTTAATCCAAATCTAAAGATTGTTTTTATTAGATTTAACGATGTTACATCTCTTGGAAATTCAAGGGGAGACGCAAAGGCCTTGGCACTAGCATTTGACTGGGTATCAAAGAATGCTGATAAATATAGTATTGATGCTCTTTCAGTTAGTCAGTCTTCAGTAAGTGCAGGTAATCTTGCATTATGTTCAACAGACAAAGTTACTATTAATGCGGTAGCATCTTTGACTGCAAGCAATATCCCAGTGTTTGCTGCAACAGGAAATGATCGACGAAAAGATGTTGTTGGGTTTCCATCATGTGTTAATGGAGTAATTGGTGTAGGGGCACTTGGCAATGCTACACAACTAGAAGCACTAACAAATACAGGTCCTGGACTTGATATGGTTGCTCCTACTAACTTAAGAATTACCAAGTATAATGGTTCAGAACTTTATGCATTTGGAACTTCTGTAGCAACTGCTGTATCAGCAGCATCTTATGTAAATCGCAACACCTTTAAAACCTTTGGAGAATATCTATCCTCTCTTCCAAAGATTACTATTGGAACTGCTTCTTACATCCGTAATTAATTACAGGTCCTAGGCACGACTTTAAACTGCCCCAATGCCCTATAACTCAGATGGTAGAGTGCCGAACTGTTAATTCGGATGTCCCTGGATCGAGACCAGGTGGGGCAGCAGGGTAGTGTATAATTGTAATATACCAAAGGGAGAAAATAGTGTTAAATTCAAATGGTTTTGTATTAAGACCTAACAAAGAACATAAGTTTTTTGAAAAGTATTTAGATAATGATTTATCAGCGTTGTCTGAGTTTCTAGAAGAAAAATATAAAGAAATTGAAGATGCAAAAATTCCAGGAGTAAGCAAGTTATACGAAAATGGAAAAGAACTATGGACTGAGAGTGGAAGCCTTTCTACTGTCAAGTGGAAAGAGTATAATGTGTTTCAATTTTATAATGCTTCTATTTATAAATTATATAAAGAAATTTCAAATACTGTAAAAGAGGCATGTGAATATTACGAAGTAGATTTTGCAAAACAAAATTATTATATTCAGGGCTGGTTTAATATAACACATACTGGTAAAGGGAAATTAGATTGGCATGACCATGGCGGTCCATTTGCCCCACATTTTCACGGATACTATTGTGTAAATGCAGAGCCATCAATTACTCATTATCAGATCAATGATGGTTCAAAAAGAGTAGTTGACAATATTAATAAAAACAATAGATTGATCTTATCCGAAATGGGTCATCCACATGCTATGGGTGATTGGGAATGGGAAGGATCAAGAATTACAATTGCCTATGATATTGAACCACTAAATTCTTTACTTCGTGCTGGAAGTGGAGTTTCTGAACAACACTGGATTCCTTTAGTCTAAAAAATAACTGATAGGTGGCATAGTTAATGATCATCCTTGGAATAAATGAAACATCTCACGATGCTTCTGTTTCTTTAATCAAAGACGGAGAAATACTTTTTTCTGGTCATGCAGAAAGATATAGCAAGCAAAAAAATGACTGGTATATCAATGATAGTTTATTAAAAGATGCTTTTTCTTATGGGTTTCCAGATCATATTGCCTACTATGAAAAACCCCTTCTAAAAGCCTCTAGGCTGCTTTTAAGGGGTGGTGTAGGCGATTGGGCACCACGATATAAAATTAACAATATTTTTGGAAGACCGATTCCAACTAAATATTTTAAGCATCATTATTCTCATGCAGCAGCAGGATATTACACAAGCAGATTTACTGATGCAGCAATTGTAGTGCTTGATGCAATTGGTGAGTATAACACTTCTACAATTTGGGTTGGAGAAGGAGAGAAAATAAAACTAAAATATAAACAAAACTACCCAGTGTCTTTTGGATTATTTTATTCAGCATTTACACAACTGATTGGGCTTATGCCAAATCAAGAAGAATATATTATGATGGGAATGGCTGCGTATGGTGACTGGACAAAATATTATAAAAAGGTAAATGATTATTTTCCATCTCACTATGAACAAAAATATAATTTTCATAAAGGCATTCAGGACTGGGGGCATATTGAATCTGAACAAGACAAATTTGATATAGCAGCAGCAGTTCAAATGGTATATCAGCAAAGACTAAATGATTTCATGCACATGGCTTATTCTATAACTGGCAAAACAAATCTTGTATTTATGGGTGGTTGTGCGCTTAACTCTTCTGCTAATACCTTGCTTTGGAATATCTTTAAAGATGTTTGGATTATGCCAAATCCTGGAGACGCAGGGTCATCTCTTGGCGCTGCTGCTGCGCTATATGGAAAACATATTGAATGGAAAACCCCATACCTTGGCTATGATCTTGGCGGAGAATATCCAGTTCAGAAAATTGTAGACGGTATACTAAAGGATGGAATTGTAGCAGTAGCATCAGGCAGAGCAGAGTATGGTCCAAGAGCGTTAGGAAATAGAAGTATTCTTGCTGATCCAAGAGATCCAAACATTAAAGACAAAGTTAATCTTATTAAAAAAAGAGAACTCTTTAGGCCATTTGCTCCAGTAGTTCTTGAAGAGTGTGCATCTAAATGGTTTGACATGGACTTTACAAGCCCATATATGCAGTATACAGTCAAATGCCTTCAGCCAGAAAAGATCCCATCTGTCGTACATGCTGATGGAACATCAAGAGTTCAAACGGTAAACAGAGAGCAACATCGTGGTTTGTACAGGGTTTTGAATAAATTTTATCTCCAGACTGGTGTTCCAGTATTACTAAATACTAGTCTAAATATTAAGGGTCAGCCACTTCTTAATGATGAGACTGACATTCTTGAGTGGGAAAAAGAATATAACTTTACAATATGTAGGTAAAGTGATATAATAGACATAAGACAAAGGAGGCCATATATGGCAGCAAAAGGTAGTTTAGAAGCAATCATTGAGGTTGCAAAAAAAGAAATTGGAACCATTGAAGGTCCAAAAGACAATGAAACAAAATACGGTAAATGGACAGGTGCAAACTTTTTACCATGGTGCCAGTCATTTGTTTCATGGTGTGCTTTTACAGCAGGACTAGATCCAAAGAAATATCCAAAGACTGCAGCCACAGTTGCAGCGTCAGACTGGTTTAAAAAGAATAACCGTTGGGCAGATGCTCGCAATGATGACCCAACTCCAGGCGACTGGATTTATTTTGATTTTCCAGAAGACGGTGTAAATCGTATCTCACATGTTGGTATTTGTATTAAGAACAATGGAGATGGAACAATTCAGGTTATTGAAGGAAATACTTCAGGAACTGCAAAGGGAGATCAGCGCAATGGTGGCATGTGTGTTGAAAAGACTCGTGGGTATGTCAAGAATAATAAAAAGAAGTTGGTTAATGCCGTAGTTGGTTGGGGACGACCAGTTTATGTTGGTGAAGAAGATACTCCGCTGCTTAATAAGGTTAAGTAATGGAATCAAATAAAAGATCTTCAATCAAAACACTAAGTTGGGAAGCCTTTCATCTTGTAGTTCTTGCTGGAATTATTTATTTGTTTACAGGAGAGTGGGAGTATGCAAGTCTTGGAGCAATCATTTACATTGGTGTTGAATCTCTTGGGTACTTTATTCATGAAAGAATTTGGGCAAGATTTGGGAAAAAGATAAAATGATTCGAATTAAAATAATTAAGTTTATTGTAAAAATTCTTGGTTATGAATGGGGCGGAGATGCACTAAGGGCTCCAGTTTGGACAGTAAAGGCAAAGAAAAAGAAGTAATGCCAGCATATGAATATAAGTGTGAATCTTGTAATATAGAATATACAAAAGTTCGCAGTATTACAGAAAACGATCCAGGGTATGATTGTGAAAGTTGCAATCTACCACTGGTTCGTATATATTCTAAAGTGGGTGCGGTTTTTAATGGCAGTGGCTTTTATAGTACAGATAATAGGAAAAAGTGATAACAAAAATACCTGAAGGACAAATATGTCAAGCATTTGATCCAAAAATGAATTTGCATACATCAATACTAAAATCACAGAGAGTTAGTGAAAATGCAAATACATCATGCCTTGCTCCTGCGTATGTTTACATCGAGGGAACGCATGGCAAAAAATTTTTGTGTGACTATCATTATCACTATGAAGTTTATATGACTAGCCAGGGGTACTCAGATCCAAATAGTTCCTGGAAAGATATTCAACAGTACATAATCGATGAAAGAGAAAGAGTAAAAGAAACATTTGCAAAAAATGTTACAACAACAGAAACAGTGGGACAAAAATGCTCACTTATTAATTCCTACAATGTTACAACTGGCTGTGTAGCAGATGCTTTTGTAAAAGTTAATCCTATTAAACTGGTGGTTGGAAAAATTAATTTCACTGCAATAAAAGATTTAAGCAACATTTCAGATAGTATTTTTTATTGTAATTTTCATTTTAGAAGAGAATATTTTAGATATTATAATAATGGTGTTATCTATGAAGATTTTCATAGGGTATTAGATGAAAGATACAGAATGAATATCACTATCGCTGAAGAAGCCACAAGCCTAAAATATGTGTAAGGTAGGCTTGACAGATGTGTAGCATTAGGGTATAATTAAATATATAAAAAGAATCCAAGAAATAGGGGTATACTATGAGTACAATGACCGACACAGTTTTAGACAAAAAAGAGTGGGTACTGAAGGCCACAGATAGATGCGATTCATGTGGTTCTGAGGCATTAGTTATGGTTACTGGTCTAAACGGAGAACTTCTTTTTTGCGGACACCACTATAATAAGATAATGGATAATCCTATTGGATATGAAAAAATGATGAAGTTTGCAATAACCATATTGGATGAGCGTGAAAAACTTATCGAAGATAAGGCAAAGGGTAAGGACTACTAATGATTATTCAAATTATAGGTTTGCCTGGATCTGGCAAGACTGCACTGGCAACGGCACTTAAAGAAAGAATTAATGCTATTCATCTTAATGCAGATGAAGTTCGTGCAACAGTAAATTCAGACCTAGGCTTCAGTCCTGAAGATAGAATTGAGCAGGCTCGTCGCATGGGAGAGATGGCAAGATTGATCTCGAAACAAGGTGTTGCTCCAGTCATTGTTGACTTCGTATGCCCAACTGATTTAACTCGTGCAGCATTTGGGAAACCAGATATCTTTATTTGGATGGATACAATTCAAGAAGGTAGGTTTGAAGATACCAATAGGATGTTTGAAAAGCCAGATAGTTATGACTTTAAATTTTCAAATCATGATTTAAATCCAGATGAAAAATCTAGCATGATTATTCAAACATTTGAACTTCATGATTGGTCTGCGCCCACAACCCTTATGCTAGGCAGGTACCAGCCTTGGCACGAAGGCCATCACGCCCTTTACAAGGAAGCGGGGAAGAGAACAGACCAAGTGCTACTTGGGGTCCGTAATACATACAATACAAGTGAGAAAGACCCACTAACATTTGATGAAGTAAAGGGTTATATTGCTAAAGATGAATTTATGGATGGCGCATTAGTATTAAGGCTACCTAACATTACAAACATTGTGTATGGTCGTGATGTTGGATATAAAATTGAGCAAGTAGATTTGGGGGCAGATATTCATGCTATTTCGGCTACTGAAAAACGTAAGCAAATGGGTCTTTAAAATTATAGAGGAGTCTGGTAAAGCAATTGCTGATGCAGAAGATCGTATGTACACTAGGGAAATAGATGAACGTAAAAAAAAGTAGATCATTTGCTAAGTCTTTGACTTGGAGAGTTGTTGCCTTATTTACAACCTTTATAACTCTTTATGCCCTAAGTAAAGACATTAATATGGCTACAATGGCAACAGTTATAACAAATGCTGTTAATTTTGTTTGCTATTACTATCATGAAAGAATTTGGAATTCTGTGTCTTGGGGTAAAGAATGACAGTAACCAGGGCCAGATCTTTTGTTAAGGCATTAAGTTATCGCATATGGGGCACCCTTTCTTCGTTTGTTGTGGCCTATGTGTTAACAAAAAATGCTACACTGTCAGGAGCAATCGCCTTCTGGGAAACGGTAGTTAAAGTATTTATCTACTATGCTCATGAGCGTGGTTGGAACTATATCCAATGGGGGAGAAAATAATGTATGAATATTATGTAAGAAAAGTAGAAGCAGTTGTTGATGGAGATACCATTGATGTGCTTATTGATTTAGGATTTGATATTCTATTTGCATCTCGTGTTAGACTGGCTGGTATTGATACCCCTGAGTCTCGCACAAAGGATCTAAAGGAGAAGGCTCTTGGACTTGAAGCCAAAGAGTATCTTAAGAAGGCTCTTAAGGATGCTAAGTCTGTTGTTATTAAGACTGAGAAGATGGACTCATCTGAGAAGTATGGGCGCATTTTAGGGTGGGTGTATGTAGACGGAAGCACTGTATCTCTTAATGATATGATGATTAATGATGGCTATGCATGGGGATATCTAGGAGATACCAAGGTGAAAGACTTTGATGCTCTTGCAAAGGCTAGAAAGAAGTCTGGCAAGTGAGCCATATACTTTATTTTACAGCAGAGTGGTGTAATCCATGTCAAAGGACCAAGCCCATTGCTGAAGAACTTCATAATGAAGGTATTATAAGTTTTGAATTTATAGATGCTGATCAAAAACTTGATATGCTTAGTAAGTTCGAGATTAAGTCTATACCAACATATATATTAGTTGAAGATGGAAAAGAAGTCAAACGAATGAATGGTGCTAAAAATCGTCAAGATTTCTTGAACTTTATATCTAAGGATAACTAATAAAATGGATGAGTTTGATGCTGTAGACAAACTAATCTTAAATGGTGGGCTAGAGTTTGCTGGAAAAGATCCAGAAACTGGTGAGGCATTGTATAAGCCAACAGATAGATTAAAAGAAATTGACGCAAACCTTAGTAATGAAATGTCGATATATTTTTCAGAAATAACATTAAAACTTTGGGAAAAGGGATTTCTTGATATGGATGTAACCTTAGAAGATCCAGTTGTTAAGTTAGGACCAAAATCTTTTGATATTAATATGATAAAGTCTTTACCAAAAGATGAAAGGGTTGTAATAGAACAAATAGTAAAGGTTCTTTTTAACAAAAACTGATATACTTAATACCTGGGGAGTATTTATGAATAATGTATATGGCTCTATTGGGGTGACAGTAGTTTTGCTACTATTGCTATATGTTTATATGTTGAAAAATAAAATAAAGAATAATAAGCAGCCTATTTTTAGCCAGTCTATGCTTCAGCATCGCTATAGCACTAGGAAAAAAAATTCAAGAAAACTAAAGGTTAAAACTCAGTCAACAATACAGCATAGCAAAAATAACATAAAGGTTATAATTTTAGACAACGAGGCATACTGGATCAAGGACAACATCTTCTACAAGGCCCCCCTTGTAAATGAACTTATTGATAAGGATTCGGCAGAGCAAGTTGACACAATACACATGGATAAGGTACAATTAGATAAGATGTTGTTCATAATGGACAAACTAACAGAAGGAATTAATGATGATAGTAGGGGTTCAGGGAACTAGTAGTTTTAATAACTACCAAGTTTTTCTTAGATCTATGGGTGTTGCTCTTTCCGAGTTATCGGAAGGGGATAAAAACTTTCACATATATTCTGCAGGTCCAAACAACATAAACATGATGGCAATGGAGTTTTCAAATCTTTCTGAAAAAGGAATGAAAGCAAGAGGCAAAACTATTAAATTATTTAAAGTTTCTCCTCAATGGTTAGAAGAAAATATATCTGATATAAATCACTTTGTTTTCTTGTCTAACCCACGAGAGCCAGTATCTAAAATTGTTCATGCATCAAAACTAAATAATATTAGTACGAATGTGTATAATTTTTAGATTAGTTATATCAAACTGTGCATTTGCACATAATTAGAATGGAGTGTCATGAAGTTAATTAGTTCTTTGGAAACTATGGAATACATAGTAAACAAAAACAAGCAACTTTCCTGGGATGGTTGGACAGTAATTGAAACCTTTCCATCAGAGAAAGCATATTTTTCAAAATTTGGTATTTATAAAAATAATAAATGGCAAATGAAAAAAGAATTTGTCCCTTCTAGTCAAGGATGGGAAATACCTGATAAGTATGTGATCTAAATGAATAAGTTTAAATGGAAAGATGATGCTATCTGTTTAGGATATGATACAAACTTATTCTTTGAAAAATACGAAGATGATGAACTACTTAGACCAGCAATTGATAAACTTTGTTCTTCTTGTCCAGTCAGGAAAGAATGTTTTTCTGTGGGGATATCTGGTAAAGAGTGGGGAGTCTGGGGAGGAGTATACTTAGAAAATGGAGAAATATCTAAGGAATTCTCAAGCCATAAAAACAAAGATGATTGGGGACTAACATGGCAGTCATTAACGATGGAGTAATATGTATACAGATGCAATGAGAAGAGCGTTTAGATCTTTAGAAGCACCAAAGAATTTTTCTTTACAGATAATAGATAACGAACACTTTTTAACAGTTAAGGCTAAAGAAAAAGATTTTATGTCTTTAGAAACCGTTGAGATGAAAAGGCAAGCAATTGAGTATATGATTCGTGTGAAGAAAGCCTTGGAGGACAATGGAGCAATTGTGTTGCTTGTTAGAGAAGGAGGTAAAGAGTTATGATTGATTCAATATTAATACTTACTTTGTCTGTTTTATCAACCACGCTAATGTTTTTATTTTATATTCAACGAAAAAGAAATTTAAAAATTCTTGCTGAAACCTTGAATTTGATGATGCTACAGAGTTCTCAGCAGGAAGATTTGGTATCAGATAAGGTAAAAGCAAATGAAGACTTTTTAAAATTTATTTCAGATTCTCGTGAATGGGCCTATACATATATAGATGAGGTTCAGTCTTCATTAAATAAGTTTATTACTGATATTGAGCCAGAAATAAAATATTTTGATGAGTTTGGAATTGTCGGATCTGCCTACCCTCACTACTATTCTATGAAAAAAATCTCAGAAGCATACAAAGAACTAAAAAAACTCCTCCCAGAAGACTATGGTAAAATAGATACATGATTGAAAATCCATCTGAAAAAGACGATATCTATTTAGCAAATGTTGCAAAAATAGGAAACTCTGTAGACAATATCCAGTACATAAAAAATGTTTTGTCAGAACAAGAACATGCAATGCTACTCGAATATGTAAAAAACTATGAATCTTGGAACGAAGAGCCTTGGGGATCTAGAACAATTAGATCAAATCAAATGCCTAAACATTTTCTTGATATGTTAGAAAAAGTATTTCAAATTGTTTATGAAAATGCTATCAGTCTTTATAAAGTAGACATTGACCATTTTAATAGAAGTGGGTTACATTTAGTTAAATTTGTAGAAGGCTTTTCTTTAATGCCACATGTTGATACAATGTCAGATGAATCACTTCATATTGCTTCTGTTTACTACATCAATGATGACTATGAGGGTGGACAAATAAGATTCCCAAATCACGACTTAACAATAAAACCAGAACCAAATAGTTTAATTATTTTCCCTGGTAATGAAAATTATTTACATCAAGTAATTCAAATTACTAAAAACAATAGATATAGTTCTGCAATGTGGTTTAAGTTTACTGGATCTAGTTTTTCTAAAAAAAGTGAATGGTATGGTCAAAAATGACAAAATATAATTTAGGAAACTCCATAGATAATATACATGTTACAGAAAATGTTTTATCTGAAGAAGAGCATAAGAAAATACTTGAGTATGCAAAAAATGCAAAAAATTGGGAAACTCAGCCCTGGGGTGTTAAATTCATTGTTGGACCAAATATGCCAGAAGAGATAGTAGATATTCTTGGTAAAGTCTTTACAATGGCTTACGAAAAATCTAAAGTTCTATACTCTGTAGATCTTCGTGCATTTAAAAATAATCAAATTCCTTTAATTAGGTTTGATGAAGGCTATAAGATGAATGAGCATGCAGATACAGCAGGAGATATTGCAGCAATATATTATATTAATGATGATTATCAAGGTGGAGAAATCAACTTTATGGATCATAATATAAAGATTAAACCAAAGGCTAATAGTTTTATTACATTCCCTAGCAATTCAGACTATTGGCATGAAGTTCTTGAAAATACTGGTAAAGAAAGGTATTCATCTACTTTATGGTTTCATTTTGTTGATTCAGAACTTGTTAGACCAAAACTTGGACTGACTAGATGATAAAATTTAAATCATCTAGTGATACATTTAATGATGCATTTTATTCATGTCGTGTATTTGGTTGTAATGTAGAAGCAGAAAAACTTTATAGCACAGAAACTCAGATTATAGATGTTTGTTTGAATCATTATAATGAATTAACAAAAGATTTTTGGGAATAGTTAGGATCATGAAGTTCTATTTATTTAATCCAGATTTTAAATTACTTTCCGAAATGGAAGAGGCTGGAGTTGTTGGAAATCTTTTTACATATGACACAAAGCAGTCTGATTTTTTTACAAAAATAGCAAGAGACATCGATGTTCATAAAAAAATTAAATACATGGTTGCTATTAGGCCACATGTTTTGTCACCAGAATATTTAGTAAAAATCCATAAATCTATTAAAGAAATTGCTAAAGAAGACAGATTGCAAATAAATTTAATTTCTGGCAAAATAAATGCTGAAGAACAGGAAATAATTAGAACTTTAGGCAAAATAACAAACAAATCAACAACGATAGAAAGATCTAATCACCTTATAGAGTACATTGAATTATTAAATCAATTACCACAACGAGAAAAGCCAGACTATTATGTATCAGTAACTAATGACTTTACTTTTGAAACTGCATCAAAGTATAATAATAAGATGATTGTTCCATACCACCAATATATGAATAATAAGTACGACGTTACAGATAAAAAAATCATGATTTATTTAACTCCTATTATAAGAAAAACACAAAAAGAGTTAGACAATATAGAAGGCTATGAGGTACAAAACATAGAGGATATTAAATTTACTCATGACTCAATGACTAGCCTAGTGGATAAACTCCAAAATGAAGGAATTAAAGAAATAATATTTTCTGCCTGGAACATAGAAGATATTAGAAAGAATTTAGATTTTGTCAAAGAATACAACTACAGTAAAAGGGGAAATCAATGAAAGATATTTTGTTATCAACATTAACAGGTTTTGGGTGTGGCGTAGTATTTGCTGCATTCAAATTGCCAGTACCAGCACCACCAGTTTTTGCGGGAGTCGCAGGAATTATTGGTTTATGGATTGGTTTTACAATACTAACAAACGTAGTATCCTAGGAGGAAAAAATGAACACTACACAAATCAAAGCAATGCTTGCATCGTATGGAAGATCAGTTCTTGGTGCAGCAATTGCGCTTTACGCTTCAGGCGTAACAGATCCTAAGACACTTGCTTATTCACTGCTTGGCGCTATTGTGCCAGTTGCATTGAGAGCCGTCAACCCTAACGATAAGGCATTTGGAAAGATGCCATCTGTCGAAGAGGTAGATGTAGCAGTAAAGACTGCTAAGGTTGTCAAAAAAACTGCTGCTAAGCCAGCAGCAAAAAAGACTGTTACAAAAAAGACTAAGTAACAGCATTTTAGATTAACAGGCTTGTTATTTAGCAGGCCTGTTTTTCTATGTTAATTTTTTATTGATTTTTTAATATATATATCATGAAAAGCAAGAGGCTCAAGAATTATTGCATCAACATACCAGTCTTGATTAAAATGTAGAAATTCATTGACGCTTTGATATACTCCTATTTTTTCGTCATACAAAAATGTGTGGTTTGTATAAGATGTTATGCCTATTGTTCCGCCATCATTGATAATTTTAGAACAATTTTGTAAAAATTTTCTTATTAAAAATCTTTCTCCTTCCATATCTAAAAAAATAAAATCATATTTTTTGTTTAATGTTGGCAGTATATTCCTTGCATCACCTTTTAAAGTATTTACGTTAGGGTGATAACTAAATTTATTTTTTATATATTCTTCGTGTGTCTCTGAGTTGTTCTTTGGTTTGTAATTGTTTGATTGAAAAATTCCAGCAGCATTATCATAAAAATCTACAAGATCAGCACTTTTAGCATTAGTCATATCTATAAACATTTGAGCAGAGTGGCCCCAAGCAACTCCAACCTCTAGATATGACATATTTTTATTTAGAGTTTTGTAGTAATCATATCGAGAACTAAATAGTCTGGCTTTTTCTAACTGATGCATAGATAGCCTAAATGCTTTTTCAACTTCGTGTTGTTGATATACTATTTCATCGTTATAGTCTATTGGCTCTTTTAGAATTATTTTTTTTTTCATGTTAACAGTATAGCATGGCCGTATATTTGAGCATTGTTGCAAAATATGATATAATATATATACCTGCCCAAATGGGGGGTAAATTAACTTATTCGCTTGAAAGGGGAATAAAATGGTAAAAACAGCACTGGATCTTTTTAATGATCCATTTTTCAACACCTTCTCAAACTTTCAGAAGGTAACAACAACAACAAACTATCCACCTTATAATCAGATCAAACTTAATGATAAAGAGTATATTCTTTCATTTGCTTTGGCTGGTTTTTCTAAGGATGATGTCTCAGTATCGCTTGACAATCGCAAACTTACAATTAAGGGCGAGAAGAAGGAT